CTCGAATCCGGCGTTGCTAACAACAGTCGCCTTGTCAGGTGACGCGAATAGGATACAATCACGTTTGCGCTGATCAATAACATTCTGGACAATCCAGTTTGTAAGCTGGAAGTTAGAATATGATCCGCCGTTGTAAGTTCCTGATCCACTGGTAGCCTTACCCTGAATCAATAGAGAGATTGGGTAAATCTTGTTGGTGAATAGCTGCCAACCATTCGCAAGGGTCTGGAGTGGTGTAACGGCTTCATTGTCACCATCCTGACCAAGATTGAAGGTTAGTGAGAGTGGATTTTGATTTGTTGAGTTAACAAGAGTAGCAGAATTTGCTGATGTTAGCCCGTTACGATCATTAATTGCCCAGATGTAGTTTGAATTCTGGTTGATAACTGTCTGATAGTAGGCAGGAGACCCATCAGGATTAAGCGCATCCTGAGCGTATGAAACGTTGTTGTATGTTTCAAGAATTGTTCCGGGAACACCTGTGAACAGACCGTTCTGGTCGATAACAACAACACTAAGCTGATCCACAAGAGCAGCATTAGAAGTTGATGCAAGTACAGAAGGAGTTTCTGATGGACCAGTACCGACCTCACGCGAAAATTCCCATGAACGTTTTACTGTGTTTGCCGAATAGTTGTAGGCAAGTCTTGATGGGTTACTGAAGTTTAGGTTAACCACTGTCGCCGTTGAGTTGGTGACGGCGTTAGAAATTCCTGTGATCTTAAGTGGTGTGGTGTAGGCGGTTCCAAGAGTGGTGTTGCCGATAAGAATCTGGTCACCGACAGTGAAACTACCCATTAGAGTTGTTGCAAAGGTGTTGCCAGCGGCGACGTTCGAACCAGAAATTGGGGTGAAAACGATCTTTCCTGTGTTTGAACCGATACTGACGCTCAAAGAACCAGAATATGAGTTACCAGTTGCGTTGCCGGAAACGATGGTTCCACCGAAAGAAACGTTTGAACTGTAAGCATTAGGAGAGTCAACCTGTGCAACACGGAGAGAGTTTCCGAGAGCACCGGGATAACGAGCCACATAAAGAACGTTCGTGTCAGTGAAGAACTGAGTTGAAAATGTGTGTTGGTTAAGGATAACTTCGTCAAGAATGTTGGCAACAGGACCAGTATTCGCAACAGCGTTAAGAGCCGCATTGGCGGTGTTTGATGTTGTGTTTGCTGTTCTTACGACCCAAAGCGCATTGGTGTAGCCTAGGAAGTTAGCCGCAGAGAACCATGTTTCTGGATTTAGATTGGTAGGAGCCCCGAAAGTCTGCTTGAGTTGTGCTTCTGAACTCATAAGCATGGGTTCGAACATTGGCCCCCAGCCGAAAATTCCTGCAATCGCTCCTGCCGAAGACGAAATGCCTGTGACGGAGGCTGTAAGGTCGATTTCGTCAAAATAGACGCCGGGACTTAGTGGAAATGTCATCTAATTTCTCCTTGGATAACTAACAATTCTTTTGAATTATTTATTAAAAAGGAAATCTTGAAGATTTTTATTGACATGTGGTGCGGGATATGAGATAAATATCAGGCACAAGAGGTAACGCCTCTTAACGAAGGAGAGCTATCATGAAGACGCTCTGATCTAGATATTTATCAAACAGAAAAGTTGAATTTTAAAAATTTTGGTCTATATCAAGGTTTGCCAGTTTTAAGTTTCCCTGCACATACGCGAAAAACTGGTATTTTAACCAAGGAGCCACACATGAGCCAAACCATCGTTCGAATTTAAGTAATTAAGGAGATGCCGCAGCTTCGTGAGAATGTCTGTTAATTGAACTATATAACACTCTGATTGTTCACAACCCGTGACGGTATGTGTGTAAGATCGTCACCATCTCCTTAATACATTCTTCAAACGGAGAAACATTATGAAATTAAGTGACCAAGAGATAAGAGAACTTCGTAAAATGTTCGATGAAGGTCTCAGTTTTGCGACAACCTGCAATGAACTTGATATTGAAGATACAGAAGAAGCAAGGAAATTGTGGGATAAGTGGGAGATCGAATAACTAAAAGGCCTCTCAGGGAAACTTGAGAGGCCTTTTAGTTTTTAGTATTGCATTTTAAAATCACCAACAGTCCAGACGCAACCATCAAAATTTGAGGTACGGCCAACCTCGATATCCTCAACGTATTCCCTAAATGGAACGTTCATGTTGATGGAATGATTAAAATCTTCCATCGTCTGGACTCGTGGCACATAGTTAGTCGTGAATCCGAAGGGCAACATATTGTTGTCGATCTGTTCATTACTTCGCTCTCTCAACGCCATCGACGTGTTGATATCCGTCATCTCCTTAAAATAACTCTGATCCGTCAGCCACGAAAATAGAACGAGACACATAACCATGTCGTCGTGCTTGCCTGCTTCGGCCTCATAGGAGAGCTTCTTACGGGAGAAGGATGTAAACTCATTCAGGGTGTCCTCATCATAACAGATTAGTTTGTCCTGTTCGATAAGAAGACGCAACACCGAGCATCCCATACTTTTAACAATTTTCGTGGTCCTGATCCCCTTGTCGGATTTACGTCCACCAAAGGAAATCTTCTTTCCGGTCTTACCAGAATTCTCTGTACAAAGAACGTTGTCATAACCATATTCCACAATCAGGATGTAACCCACCTGTTCCCCAATATCATTAATTTCTGTCAGCACCGCCGCATTATTATAAAGGAGGGCCGTCTTGTAAATGATGTCGGCGTAGTCGGCGGGAGCTATCTGATTATCCCTAAAGGTGCATACCTGACGATAGGGTAGCTCCGTAACGTCAATGACGCTGAAGGCAGAGTAATCCAGACCCTTGCCTCGGGAAACGTCTGCAATGAGCACGTAGGAGTGTTGGGGCAGCTTCTCAATCGCCTTGATAGGCTTCTCATACATCTTCAGGTTGATTTCTTCATTTTTAAAGAGTGGAGGTTTATGGGAACCAACAAGTTGTTTAAGTTTCCATCCGGCTATTAGTGTACCTGACGATCCTAGGAATTCACACTCAAATTCAGTTGCAAATTTTTCTAAATTATTATTAAGGCCTTGAAGTATTTCTGTTTTCCATTTAATTCCTCGACCGGGAACTTTATCCCAAGGAACGAATATTGGATAAAACCCATTCTTTTTATCAATTGCACCTTTCCAAAAATCATAAAAATGATTTAGACCATTTGGTGTAGAAGTAATAATTAGTTTTGTTTCTTCACCAGCAGAAATTACAGGGTATACGGCGGCATAAAATTCCTCGAAATTCTCAATAAATGCCATCTCATCAAGTACGACTACCTGTGCCGTGAAACCACGAGCAGAATTTTTTGATGTTGATGTTGCAAGAATACGAGAATTATTCTCCAGAGTAAATGACCCTTTATTGAAGTCAATTATTCCTAATTGTAACCAAGATGGTAGTGCTTGATATGACAATTGTAATTTAGACAAAATTTCTCTTGAAGTGTCTCCCTTATTTGCTAGAATAGCCACAGTTTTATAATCATTAAAGAGAATATAATGAGTTAAAAATATACGAAATGTTTCGGACTTACCGGATTGTCTACTTTGGTTAGAGATGGTGAAACGGTTATCGGACATCGATCTTATCATTTCTTTTTGATAATCTCTCAACCTAATAAGTTCAAGACCTTTTTCAGTAATAATTTTAAAGTAATTTTCTGCAAAATATATTACATCGTTTTTACATTTAATATATTCTTCGATTAGTTCAGGAGTAAATTCTATTTTAGCTCCCGGCTTCTTTAGAGAAGTGTTTCCCCTATAACTTAAATCTTTTCTCCTACTCATATGTTTTTCCATGTTTGCCTAGTTATTATTTTATATATATTTAATGGAACAACATTAAATCTTTCACTAAACTCTATCGAAAATGCTCTCTCATATGTCATTACTCTTCCATTGGACAATTAATTAAACAACTTCCATCTCATGTGTATGATATCGAACCTTTCCATAGATAGAATGATTCTCTTCATGGCTTGAGGATTCGAGATGCCTCAGATTTGTCCCACGCGGCAGTATAAATTCTCTTTCCTCTGGTGTATAGGAATGTTTGGGGTTGCCGACGTAGGCCCCATGACTTCCCTTGGGAACATGAATCATCATCATATGCTTCTCATGTACACCGTCAGGCCCCTTATGAAGATCACCAAATTCTCTCGCGATATGCGGCATAATAGAAGTTGACATATAGGCTGGGTGATGGACGATACCTTCTTTATTCTTCGCCTTTCGTGGATCGATATTCGTGCCTGAATAAACTGTTAAATTATCTGGCGTCTTGTGCTGATGCATGGCCGAATCGAGCCACTCCACCTTTGGCGAAGAATGTCTATCGGCTGTATACTTCTCATCATCGGATAATTTTTTCTTCGCGTGGGTCTTCCATAGTTTGGTGTTGACTCCACTCGAATCATCAGTATACTTCTTTAGATGTTCCTCATGTTCTCCGACATATTTACTATAATGTTTTATGAGATGATCATGGAGATTCTGTGTTTTTTTAAGACCATCCTCCTGCTTCTTCTTCTTTTCAAGAATTTCATTTCCCCAAGAATCTTCCTTTAAAAACTTCTTGAAATTAGTCACCATGCTGTTCTCGCTTTGCTTCCTCGGGGCTGATGCCATTCTTCGTTAGAATGTGGTGGATTGGTGATTTCCCTGAGATATTTCATCGGTCGATCTGCATCGAGTTTTCGTTATGTGGAATGACTTCGGCATGGTGAAGGGTAACCTTCTTCTTTCTACCAGTCTTATTACCAGAATAATCATGCTCATCAGCCTCGATATCTTCTGAATGACTATATCTATAATGTGTGTTGTGTGGAAGTAACATTTCTCTTTCCTCCGACCATCCATTTAATTTAGGATGGTTGACGTAGAGAGCATTACTTCCCTCTGGAATATGCAGCGCCAACATATGGCCGGTCTTGGCGAAGTGGGTGGCGCGGTTAGGATCAAGACTTGCCGAGGCGAATCCTTTATTATGAAATAAATCACCGGTTTTTAGTTTTGATAAATTTTGTCCTGTGTTGATGCCGACGCCCCGATATCCCCATGTGTCATGTGGAAGACTGTGGCCATTTACCGCATCGGTGAGATGTCCGACAACCTTTTTAGTGGCAGCATCACCGACGCCTCGTCTGACATGATTGTTGATGTCTTTATAACCAATGGGAGAAGGTTGAGTCCATCTTGCGATGGCGTGTTTTTCATCCTTTCCGATATGCGAGATGTCGCCGGTTAGATATTTCTGTGCAACCTCATGCATATGGTCGTAGTTCTCGCCACCCTTGGCGATATCTTTCTTATATTGTTGAGGAGAAATTCCAAACGACTCCGAACCTTCCTTCTCTGTGATTACGAAGGTGATGCTTCTTAATTTTCTCATTTGACTTCCTTCTTGGATTCGATCTGGAGAACGACCTTGGATAAATCTGAGGTTGATAGGAACATTCCGCTGTTGGTTTCCCCTACCTTCTTATTATTCTTTTTATTTGTAATTCTTTCAAGGGATTCATGCGTCTTCAGAAGCTTTTCCGATATGTCGGAAAGGTCTTTCATCATCTTCGACAGAACTTCATAATGTGAAGGGTCTTGTGAGGCTCGGGCAAGTTCTCCAACACCTTTGATGGCCTCGGTTCCAATCTCGATAATATTCTTGATATTGGCTCGTGCCTGTTTGAAGTCAGAGATGGCCGTGTCATCTTCTACCGACGCGGTGATTTGTTCCAAGGTGAAATTATTTGGCTGGATAGGAACCAAATTAAAGGCGTCTTCGATGGATGTCGGCTTCGTGTTGGCCATTAGATTACCTTCATATGATGTGTGTGGTAGTGCGACGCACCATCCTCAACAGTTTCGGTCTTGACATGTTTCATGTTCGTTCCACGAGGAAGAACAAATTCCTTGGCCCGAAAGTCAACAGAATGATGATCGGGAATGTAGACGCCGGGATGGCCCTTTGGAACCTCTATTCTGTAGACATGGTGATGGGTGATACCGTCACGAACGACCTTGTTTCTGCCCTGAAAATGCTGTTCGGCCACGCTCTTTTTAATACTTGTGGAGAGGTAGGCGGGGTGATGAACAATATCATCCACGTTTTTAATATGACGAGGATCATGCTTCGACTTACTCCATACCACCATATCCTCGGGGGTGTGGTGGTGGTTGACGGCGGAATCGAGTCTATGAACCTTATGTTCTATACTCTCGTTATGTAATTCTTTGGGGTCTTTGTGGCGGTTCCATAGATAACTGTTGACATCACGCGAGTCAGATGTGAATTTATGCAGCACGTCATGATGATTATCCAAGTCGTCATAGTGTTTATTTAATTTAGATTCAAGGGTTCGTTCCGTCTCCTGACGCTCCTTCTGAGCCTTCATTCGAGTTTCGAAAGCGTCTTCCTTGATGAATGTTTTAAAGTGTATCATTAATATCCTGCCTTTTTTCTTATTTATTTTAATGGAAGGATATTACAATATCAGACGCCGACTGCCGTCCAGAAATAACTACCTGATGAAGTATTTGATGTTATACTCGCATGAATATTTGTTAATGTACCAACATAAAAAGTTGCCGAGCTTGAACCAGAACTCATTACTGATAAAGAATAACAGTTGATCGTGAAGGATATAGGGAAGGTAATCGTTGATAATATGGAACCATAAGTTAAATGACCCCATTGCATCAAGAGACCATTTGGAAGATAGGTGTAGCCGTTGGCGGTTACACTTGAGGTTCCAAGAGTGAAGGTATTTGTTCCATGTGTCAGCGCCGTGGAGTTGGCAAGAAATACGGATGCAGCATTGATTGAGCCCGTCGCAAATACCGTGGCCGTATTTACCGCACCTGTGACATTAACGGCAGCGGCGTTGACCAATGTGGAGTTGGCCGTGAATGCCCCCGATCCCACTGAAAGAGTGCCATTTACACTAAGAACGTTGGATGAATAGTTGAACGTCAGGGCAGCAGACCCACCAAAACTTCCACTTTCATTAATTTGTAGTTGGGTATTCGATCCTCCGGGGCTTACGAATACG